GACTGGCGGAGTACAAGGTGCTATTAATGGCGCTCTTGGAAATATAACAGGTTCTCTTGGTAGTGCAATTAGTGGAATTTCAATTGACATTGGTGGACTTGGCTCAGGTGTATTTGCAGCTATCAAGCCTCCATTATCATTGGCATCGCTATCATTGCCTGGTGCTGGAAAGCTTCCTATTCCTGATGTCGGTGGACTTGCAGGCAATCTTGCGAGCAGCTTAACTGGCAATTTATCCGGGGCTTTGCCTGGTCTTGATAAATTAAATAAAATAGATTTAACGAATCTCATGCTTGCTGGTAAAAATACTGATGTTGCGGATTTGCTTTCATCTCAAATCAAAATACCTGGAGAATTAAAACAAGCAATGACAGACCTTGGAGAAAGTATTGATTTTAAATCTCCAAAAGATGTACAAGGATTTATCGATAGAGCAAAAGGAAATCCAGGTTTGGATCCAGCTCAAATTCTTGAAATGGAAGGTCGGTTAAAACAGCTTGATGACAACATTGTTAATCTTGATACATGTACAACAAAAACAATTAAGCCTGGTGGTCAAAGTAATCAGATGCCAGTAACTGATCCTGGTGAATATACACGATCATCAGGTAGTTCAAAGTTCCCATTTATAAATTCACAAGAAGAACTTATTCGTTATTTACAATCTGCAACACGAGAAATAACAACTGTAATTTGGCATTGGACTGCTAATTATACGAATCAAGGACATATTGGTTCTGAACAAATAGATAAGATTCATAAAAATAGAGGGTTCAACGAGATTGGCTATCACTTTATTATTAAAAGAGATGGCAGCTTGCAAGTAGGCCGGGGCATTAATAAAACTGGCGCACATGTAAAAGGATTCAATACTGGGAGTGTTGGAATTTCTTTTGTTGCCGGTTATAAATGCTCAAGTGACAAATATGCTGGTGTACCACCTCATAGTGAAGTTGGTAAAGAATCAATTACACAAGCGCAACAGGCAACAATGTTTCGGTTTATGAAAGCATGGTATACAGTTTTCCCTGGTGGACAGGCATGGGGACACGCAGACTTCCCGCGTAATAAAGGTAAAGTTGATCCTGGTTTTTCTGTAGCAAACTATGTAAAGACAGCATTTGATAAACGAAACATCGGTGATCCAAGAGTTGATGACAAAATTTTATCCTCATCACAAATTGCTTCAAGAACAAATGCTACACCTACCTCGCCAAAAGATCTCGAAGTGGCAACTCCACCGAAACCAACACCAAAACAAAATGATGCACCAGTAAATGAAAGCACTGGGGAAGATGGTGAATTACAAGAAATTCAAGATGAAGCACTCGACGATATGCCACCAAATGAACCATTTGACCAAGATGAACAAAACTTAAAAGATGCAATGTCACCGGAAGGTAAAGAATTAATTGAAGGCAAACCTTATTCATATTCTGCTATGTATATGGCAGAATCTTATATGCAAGATCCAGCGTTTGGTAAAGAATTTATTAGAGCAGAAGTTGCAATGGGACCGAAGGGTCAATTCGGACCGGAAGAGATAGCCTACTTTAAAGAAAAAGGAATATTATAATGCCAGAACCAGATTTTGTTTCAGATCAGGACCAAGAAGATTTTGGCGACGGTGAACGTGAAAACCAGGGCTTTGGTAAAGATGCCCTTGAAAGAATTGCAGCCGGGTATTCGGATCCTTCGGGGCAGTACCCGTCTCCTGATTATTTGTGGAAACCATCATTAAATAAAGTAGCTGTTGGCGAGGGAACTCATACTCTTTCAATGGGCGGCGGAGATCCGTTGCTTGCTAACCAAGCGCAATACGAACAAATAAACACTGCAAAAGTTCAAAGAGATTTAGACACAACAGGAATTGACGATGGTCATCCTGGTATAGACGCTTTTGGTGGTGAAGAACCTGCTGCAATGCCACAATATACAAAAGCACAGATTCAACAAACGAAATCTGGTCATGTTATTATGATGGATGATACGCCGGGTAGTGAAAAGATTCTTGTAAAACATAATAAAGGTAATGGAATCGAGTTTAAAAATGATGGTAGTGTTATAATACGGTCAAAAAATAACTTTACTATTTCAGTTGATACAGATGGAGTAATGCTTTTTGAAGGTGATTTAACAGTATCATGTCAGGGTCTTACTGCTGATGTTACTGGTGATTTAGATTTAAATGTCGGTGGTGACTTTAATCTAAAAGTCGGTGGTGATAAAAAAGAAACTATACAAGGTGCTTCTCGTAGTACAATCGATGGTAACCGTGGTGAGATGGTTAAAGGCAATAAGTCTTCGTCAACTCTTGGTCATAAAACAAATATGACTCTCGGACAAGTATCAGATGTTATTAAAGGTGATTTACGTCAAACAGTTGGTGCTGCGTTGAATACAAGTGTAAAAGGACAGCTACGACAATCTTCAGAAACAGAAATTGCAACATCAGCACCGAATCAAAACATTGCAGCTGCAGACTTAACCGTCATTGGTGCTACTGGTACTATAGGTGGTAAGGGTATGATCATGTATAATCAAAATAGTTATACTGGTTCAACTGTTCATGCTGGACTTACAGTAAGTGCACCGGTTGGAAACATCTCACGACTAAACGGTACGTCGGCACATTATACTACATTCCATGGTTCATTAAATGGTACAGCCCTAGAAGCACTTAATTCAAATAAAGCGGGTACTGCAGCTGTGGGTGCAGCGTCACCTGGTGGCTATAGTATAACTTCTTCTACGGCAGATAACATTGCTAATTCAACAATAAAATCAATTGACCTTCCTGGACCTACACCTGAGATTATGACTGAGTATCTTACACAATCAAATAGAGGAATTCAAAAAGTATCGGTTGATGACGGTGACTTCATTCGAAATAAAATTGATCGTACTGCTAAAATGGGCGGAATAGCAGATAAAAAACTTACAACAGCAGAAGCAAGAGCTAAATTAAAATCACCGTCCGCTCTTGATAATATGGACTTTATGACTGCACTTATTGCTGATAATAGTATTAATAATAACTATTTGAATCCTATTCCGGATAAAACAGGAAGAACATTTTCTCCTGGTAAAACAGCAACAGCTCCGGAAAATCATATTCGACAAAATTTAAAACCAAAGTCATCAAAAATTATTGGTGGGCAAAGAGCTACAGTAAATTATCTACCGGATCCGCAATATAACCCGATGGCAATTGATCCACGTAAAGGTCCGTATGCAATCACAAGTAAAACGCTCTTAGCAAAAGGAATGCCTATTTCAACTTTCTTGGCCGGTGCTGGTCGAGCAACATCTCTTGGACATTTAGGCACGCTTGTTGGTCGCCAGATCGTTGCACGAAATTTAATTATACAAACAGAAGTATTAAAAATAGCTCGACGTGATTCTTCAAAATTTGAAGATTATCGATTAAAAGTTGTAGAAGGTGTATACAAACCAGTTAAAGGTGAAATCAGAACCTCTGGTGGGATACGCGATTTATCACAGATGGGGCAAATAATAGTTTATGAATTATATAATTCAAAAGGTATTATCGATCCATCAATGACATTTGAATTTGCAGAAATGCTTTGTAATAACTTATCAGCGTATGATGAAATTCGATTGTATTTTGATAACCTTGATCCACGCGGTAAACAATTTGGCGGTACCGATTTGAATGCTCAAATTATGGTAATGGGTCCATTTGTTCCAAGCAGTTATGTTATTGATCAGCCAAAGTTTGGTGCAGCAACATATTTCAATGGTAAAGTACAAAGTGAAAGTGATTTGATAGAAATTGGCACAGCCTCGTCAAAGTGATATAAATAGAATAAACATAGGGAAATAAACGTGGCAAGAGTATTCTCAGTTGAAGAAGGTAATCCGCAAAGCTCGACTATCTCGAGTAGCCGTGCAGTGCTTTATAAGGATATTGATTTAACCTTTACAATAAAGCCAAGTGGAGAAATTTATAAAAAACTTGGAAGTGCTGCAGTAAAGCAGGCTGTTAAAAATTTGTTACTTACAAACTTTGCTGAGAAACCGTTCAATCCTCAATTTGGTGCGGATTTACGGGCACTCTTATTTGAACTAGCAGATGATGATACAGCGGATGATATTGAAACAAATATCCGATCAGCAATTGAAACATATGAACCACGAGCTCAAGTATTAAATATTAAAGCAGATGTAGCTGCCGACACAAATAGTGTAAACGTATCAGTTACTTTTTTAGTTTTATCAACATCAGAAGAAGTAACATTTACTTCGACATTAGCAAGGCTGAGGTAACATGGCAACATCAATAGAATCCACCGCATTAGATTTTACTAATATCAAAGCAAATCTAAAAACGTATTTAAAGCAACAAACTGAGTTTGCTGATTACGACTTTGAAGCGTCGGGACTTTCAAATATTCTTGATGTATTAGCATATAATACTCACATCAATGGATTGATTGCAAATATGTCATTGAATGAATCATTCCTTGGTACTGCTCAGCTGAGACCTTCAGTGGCTTCGCTGGCCACCGGTTTAGGATACATTCCATTCTCTCGTACTGGTTCAAAAGCAATTGTTAATATTAGTGTTGACTTATCAACAACAACTGAAAGACCATCAGCAATTAGTTTGCCGAAAGGTACAAAATTCACAGCATCAGTTGATGACGTAACTTTTACATTTCAAACTCAAGTAGCCTTTACTGCGATTGATAATGGCGCCGGGATATTTCAGTTCTTAACGGCTACTGGTGAAACAAACCTTGAAATTTTTGAAGGAACACAAAAACAAAAAACCTTCCGAATTGGTGAAAGCTCGAACACTGACGTTTATATTATCCCAGATTTAAATATGGATACTTCAACTGCAGAGGTAAAGGTTTTTCCAAATGCCACATCAGTATCTTTTACAGCGTATTCAAGTATTCTTAACGTTACATCGATTACTGAAAACTCAACAGTTTATATTTTGAAAGAAGTTCCTAACGGATTTTATCAATTATCATTTGGTTCAAACGATATTCTTGGTACACAACCTGTAGCAGGTAATGTAGTAACAGTAGATTACCTGGCTTCAAATGGGCCGGAATCAAACCGTGCAACTGGATTTACTGCATCAAATCAATTAACAGTTGATGGCGCTGCTTATCCTTTATTTGTTACAACAGTTACAAGAGCACACGGCGGGAAAGAAAAAGAAGAGATTGAATCAATTCGAAAAGCTGCTCCATTCCAATATGCTACACAAAACAGAATGGTTACACCTGAAGATTATTCTGCTATTATTAAAAGAAACTTTCCAACTTTAATTACGAATGTTAAATCATGGGGTGGAGAAGATAATCCTGATCCTAAGTTTGGTACAGTATTTTCAGCAATTATATTTCCGGATGAAGCAACTGAAACACAAAAAACAACGGTAAAACAAGGTATTGTTAATCTTGTAGAAGATCTTGCAATTATATCATTCAATGTAGAATTTGCTGATCCAATAAACACATATATTGAAAATGATATCTTTTATCAAATTAACCCCAATCTTACTCCGTTGTCAATTCAAGCGGTAACTCAACAAATTGAAGCTGCAAAGGTAACTTACTATACAGCAAATACCGGTGACTTTGATAAGTCATTCCGCAGATCAAACCTGCTTACTGATATTGACGCAGTATCACCTGCTGTTCTTTCATCTCGCATGGACGTACGCATGCAACAAAGAATAACACCGACTTTAAATGCAGTCAACAAATTTACATTAACTTTCCCTGCGGCAATTCATGTTCCACTTAATGATACTGAACAAATAATTACAAGCACAACATTCAAAGTTAAAAACGTTGGTGGTATAGAAAAAACAGTTAAGATGAAAAACGTTGGTACAACAATTGCATTGAAAGATACTGCATCTGATACTATTATTGTCGACAGCATCGGTTCAATTGAATATGAAACTGGTAAAGTTAAAATTGTATCATTCAAGCCAACAGAGATTCCTGCAGGTACAGAAATAAAAGTATCTGTTACTCCTGCAAACGAAAGTGTTGTAGCTCCTGTAAGAAATAATATTTTACAATATGACGCATCACTTTCAAATGTCACTCCTGTAACCGTATCGGCCAAATACTAATGTCTTTAGATAAAACCTTAGAGGATATTAATCGAAGAGAACTTGAGTTCCAGCAAAGTCATGTTGGGACCGTGTTTCCTGAACACTATGCAACGGAATATCCTAAGCTAACTTCTTTAATGGAATCATACTATAAGTTTTTAGATTCAGATGAAACTGACTTTGGTAATAAAATTAAAAGTCTTTCAAAAAGCCGAGACATTGGTCAAACCGCAACTTCAAACTTAACATTTATTGAAGATGAATTGTTACTTGGTCAAAACTATTTGCAAGGTATTTTGGATCAAAGAACAGGTGCTGAATTATCAAATAACTTTTATCGAACCAAAGGTTCAAAGTTTTCGATTGAAAGATTCTTCCGTGCATTCTTTAATACTGATCCAACAATTGTATATGGTAAAGACTTAACTTTTAATGTTGGTGAAACAAATATTGGACCTGAGTCCGGCAAGTTTATTCAAGATGATAAGATTTATCAATTTTGGGGAATACTTATTAAAACTGGTGTGCCGGTTGTAGACTGGTTAGACATGTACAAATTGTTTGTGCATCCAGGTGGAATGTATGTAGGAGCATCGGTTGAGATTGTGGCTGAAGCCACTTTTGGAATGCAAGGTTTCTTTTATCTTAATGATCAAGATACAACTCCAGTTCAAGTTGGCGGTGAAGCAAACTTTGGTATGTCACAGTTTGGTGAAACACTTGCAAAAGTAACTCACGGTGCAGAACGCTATAGACTGAGAACAGACAATATGTCATTCGAAGACTTTGCTGATTCAAGTCGATATGCTACTGGTTCAGATTCTGCTGGAGAAATTCAGTTCTTCGCAGACAGATATAATACAATGATTGGCATGTCTGATGTAACAGTCTTCCGTGTTGATCACGATTCAGATAAAGGTCTACTTACATCTCTTGACACATCGCTCGAAACGATTGACCAAGATGTATATAATTACAGCGATTCGGCATAAACGCCCTTACTTTTTATATAAATAATACAAACTTCAATGCTTGGGATTTTAAATGACTAGAGAAATTATCAACAAAGGCGCATCGGCAAACGACGGAACCGGCGATACTCTGCGCTCATTTGCTACAAAATCGAATAATAACTTCTCTGAATTGTACAATATTTTGGGCGGTGATAGTGCAGTTCGTAATGTAAAATTCGGAAGCAATCAGGTTATTTTTGATGGCGCATCTTTACTTGATGCTCACGAAACAACTCTTGCAGTTACTACACCTACAAAATCAAATGTAATTACATTTCCGGATTCAACTGGTGAGGTAGTTCTTACAACTGCAATTCAAACACTTATTCATAAAACTCTAACTTCCCCAACAATTACTACGCCAGAAATTAATGATACCAGTGCAAATCATCAGTATGTGGTTGCAGTAAGTGAGCTTGCGGCAGATAGAGTTATTACATTACCGTTACTAGCTGGTGCAGATGAATTTGTTTTCAAAGATCATGCCGTGACTATGACAAACAAAACTCTTACTACACCGGCAATTACTACACCACGAATTACAACTTCAATAGATGATGCAAGCGGAAATGAACTTATAAAAGTTACAGCAACAGGATCGGCAGTAAATGAAATTACTCTTGCTAACGCTGCAGCGGCTGGTACTCCTGGACCGGCTTCACCTACGATTACTGCTACTGGTGGATCTACTCATATTGGACTCAAACTTGTTGGTAAAGGCACAGGCTCGGTTGAATTAGCCAAAGCTGCGTTTTCATCAGCTACAATGACAAGCAGTGGAACAGCTTCTGTTGCGGCAACATTAATTATATGTAATAAATCAACGGCATTAGCTGTTATATTAGATGACGGTACAACAGTTGGCGAATATAAAATATTTACAAACAAAAACTCTGGTGCGGCTACTGTCACACCGGCAAACTTTGCACAAGGTACAAGTTTTGCGTTGGCACAAAATGATGGATGTCAATGTGTTTGGGATGGAGCCAATTGGTTCTTAGTTGGTAACCAAGGTGAAATCACCATAGCTTAATAGGATAAAAGATGGCTGGAATAATTACAAGACAAATTCAAAGATCAATGGCACGACATGTCCTTGATGATTTGAAAGACTCTGCAAATTCAAAATATTATATTGGTGTTGGAGCCTCTGATCCATGGAATGATTCAGATGCCGCACCTGCTGCTTTAGTAACTGAAAGAGAAGAACGAAATTTCAGAGAGCGAGTTCAAGCTATTAAACGAGTTTCAGACTTTAGTCTTGTCGTTGAAAGATATAACTGGACATCTGGTACAGTATATGATGCATATAATGATTCAATTACTGGAGATGGTACATCACCTTATTATGTTATTACCGATGAAAACCAAGTTTATATATGTTTAAAACAAGCAAAGAATGCTTTGGGTGTAGCAACAGCATCAACTGTTAAACCAACTGGTTCAGCTACAACACAACTTATTACATCTGATGGATATATTTGGAAATTCTTATATGGTATTCCAACTGCTACAGCAAACAAATTTTTATCGTCAGCATGGATGCCAGTTAAATTCGTTGACTCTGCTGGTACAGGCGATGCTGCAACTGACGTTGAACAATTCGGTGTACAAAATGCTGCCATACCTGGTGCTATTACTGATATTACTTTAACAGCTGGTGGCTCAGGATATACTGCTGCACCTACAGTTATAATTTCAGGTGATGGTGATAGTGGAGGTGCTTATACATATCCGTTAGCAACCTCTTCAATCTCAGGTGGTGCTGTCGTAAAAGTTGAAATTGTTGATAGTGCTGGTGTATTCTATCATGGTCGCAATTTCAAATCAGCAAGTATTTCGTTTACTGGTGGTGGCGGTACTGCAGCAGCGGCAAGAGCAGTTATTACTCCGCGCGCAGGAATTGGTAAAGACCCAAGAGTTGATTTAAGAAACCAAGCTATTATGTTTGACATTCAACCATCAGGTGACGAAGGCGAAGCATGGGTAATCGGAAATGATTTCCGGCAAGTTGGATTGTATAAAAATATATTACAATATGATTCATCTGCCATTTATGCAGGAGCACAAACAAATTTATTGAAGGCTCTTAAACTTCAAGGGCTTAGTTCAGCAACTGCTGGATTTACTGTTGGTAGCACAATAACTGGTGGAACATCAGGTGCAAAGGGTATTATAGATAAAAAAGATTCAGACTTGTTGTATTTCCATCAACTTGAATCTCTCGGATTTAAACAGTTTAAAGTAAATGAAGCTATTGCTGATGCTGGTTCTGGTAGCGGAACATCGGTCACTGACTCAGCTGATTTGCTCTTAGAACCCGTCGCAGATCCCATGACTGGCGAACTGCTATATATTGAAAATAGGGCTGCGGTTTTAAGAGCAACTGGTCAAACTGAAGATATTAAAATCGTCATACAAATGTAATAGGAAAGATTAATGGCTGATAACGTAATACAAGATACCTTTGCAACAACTTATAATGACGATTATCGTGATAGTGATAATTTTTACAAAGTTCTATTTAACAATGGTCGTCCTTTGCAGCAAAGAGAACTTAACCAACTTCAAACTATTATTAATGAAGATGTAAAAGGAGTTGGCTCTGCAACATTCCGCGATGGTGCAGCTGCTGTTGGCGGTGAAATACGTGTTGATAATAGAGCAAACTTTATTAAATTAAATACTGGAACAAATGCACTTCCAACTGATACAACCACTATTGAAGGTGAAATATTTGTAGAAGCAGTTTCTGGTATTAAACTTAGAATTTTAAAAGTTGTTGCGGCAACAGGTTCAGACCCTGCAACTCTTTATGTAGGTTATACTGATCAAGCTGGCGTTGCTTCTACTACTACTGCAATTCGAATTACTCCTGGCCGAAATTTAACAGGTGAAACTACAGGCACAATTCTTACATCACAAACAACAAACACAACTGCCAATCCTGCTCTTGGATTTGGTACACTTGCATTTGTAAACCAAGGTAAATTCTTTGTTGAAGGCCATATGGTATTTGCGGCTGCACAAAATTTGGTAATGTCAAAGTATGACAAATTTCCATCAGATACTTTTGGATTTGTTGTTTCAGAACAAATTATTACTTCAAGTGATAACGAAAATCTATTTGACAATTCTGGACCAAATCTAAACGTTGCTGCACCTGGTGCTGACCGATATAAAATTAGTCTTACTCTTACTTTGGGCGCAGATATTACTGCTGGTCAATATTATATCAAACTTGCAAATGTTGAAGAAGGTAAAATTATTCAAGATGCTAACTCAGCAGGAAGCAATCTTGGAACTATTAAGAAAGTATTTAATACTTACAATTATGAACAAGCGGGTAACTATGCTATTCGTAACTTTAATCTTCAGTTCCGCAGCTTTGCTGATAATGATAATAAAATGGTTGTTACAATTTCAGATGGTAAAGCATATGTCCACGGTGAAAGGATTCACTTCCGCGAGCCAAGCTCTATAATTGAAGATAAACCTCGTTCTACCGCAACAAAAACTGGCCAGACAGCAGTTGCTTCATATGGAATGTATGTATTTACAGGAATAGGCACTGCAACATCAACAGGCACATACCTTATGAAAGGTGTGCCAACAATTGATACTTACGCGAGTGTAAATCTAAGATCTGCAGTTGATTACGGTGGATCAACAGTTGGTACGGCACGCGTTCGTGCAGTTGAAAAAGATAACTCAGTTCATAGACTATATCTTTTTGACATTCAAATGAACTCAGGTCAAAACTTTGGTGCTGTAAGATCGATTGGTACTGGAACAGGATATAGCTCGCTGAATTGGAATGCTAATTTACGAGTTGAACCAACAGGTGTAGTTGAGCTTCAAGATCGAGATGATCACAATTTATTCTTCCACCCACCCTTTATTCGACCTCAAACATTTGAAGATATATCACTTACAGTAGCAAAACGAATTACTGGTCAAGGAACAAGTGGATCTGGTGCAGTAACAATTTCTGCGTCATCTGGTCATACATTTGCTGATACCTCTTCATGGATTGCGGTAAAAGAAGCAGACGGTGTAATTGATACATCGCTTTCAATTACAAACAATGGTGGCACAGCCGATATTACAGGGCTTGCTAACTCTTCAGATTTTTCATTCCTTACATATCAAACAAAAACTACAAGTGCTGCAGTAGGTAATAAAACTAAAACTAAAACAAATGAGAAAACAACATTTACACCAGCAAGTAATAATGTTATTAGTTTAGCTAAAGCAGACATTTATGTAATTAATGAAATTCGAGATGGTTCGTCATCTGGTCCGGTTATTACTGGTCGTTATACTCTTGACAATGGCCAACGAGATAACTTCTATGATACAGGTACACTTACATTAAAACCTGGATTTACTGCTCCATCTGGAAACGTATATGTTGATTTTGATTATTTTGTACATAGCTCATCAGGTGATTTCTTTACTGCTAAATCTTATGACGGCCAAGTTGACTATAAAGATATTCCTAACCATCGAAAAGCAGATGGATCTACTATTAACTTAAGAGATGTGTTAGACTTCCGTTCACGTAAAGCTAATGCAGCAGATAACTTCACTGGCACTGGTGCTATTAATATACCGCTTCCAAGAAACACAGAAACAATTTCGTTTAGTCAAACTTTCTATCTTGGTATTAAGGGTAGAATAGTAATTAGCCGAGAAGGTTGGTGGGGCATATTCTTCGGAGATGCTGCAACTGATCCTGTGTATCCTGCAGTACCTGGAGAAGGTACAGGTGAGATTATGGAAATTGCTAAATTCCAAATCTTCCCATACATGGTTACTGATAAAGATTTGATTCTTGAATATATGGACAATCGTCGATATACAATGCGAGACATTGGCGTTCTTGATCGCAGACTTACTGATCTTGAAGAGCTAACATCATTGACTATGCTAGAGCTTGAAACTAACTCAATAGAAGTTTTAGACAGCGATGGATTAAATCGATTTAAATCTGGTATTACAGCGGATCCATTTAATAACCATGCATTTTCAGATATAGCATTGCCTGACTATCGTGCAGCAATTGATAACATTGCAGGTGAGGTTAAACCACTTGTTAACAAAAATACAATTGAACTCGTATATGACTCTGACATATCTACGAATACATTACTCAAAGGTGATAATGTATATCAAAAGTTCGAATCTCTTGTTTACAAAACACAGCCAACAGCTTCGCGAGCAGTTACTGTAAATGGATTTGAAGTTCAAAAGCTTGTTGGTACAATAAAACTATCACCTTCATCTGATAACTGGTATGATGACGTTCGCCTTGCTGACAAAATTATCATTAATCCAAAAGAAGAAATTTCGGAAAACCCTGAATTTAATGCTCATGATCATGATCTTAACTGGTCTGGCGTTCTTGCAGAAGATGAAGCAAGACATCAGGTTGGTGATGTGCTTGAAAGTGAAGATGTTTACGGAGACAAGTATTCTGAAACATCTCAAAATGGATATAAAACAACAACTGTTGAATATAGGAAAAAATCACGTAAAGTTACAAAGGTTGTGGGTGAAAGTACTCGCAGAGAAAACCTTGGTACATTTGTACGAGAGCAAAGCACTATCCCAGTTGCCCGAGCTAAATTTGTTTCATGGTTAGCTACTGGCTTAAAACCAAATACTCGATACTTTGCATTTTTAAATGGTATCAGCATTGATTCTTATGTAAATTCAACAGGTGGTACAGGCGGATTTACTCGCATGGCTACTCTTGGAAGAACTAGCCCTTATCTTGATGCTGGATCAGAATTTATTAATACTACATCATTTCCATCAGCTCTTGGTGGAGCTACAAATATTGTAACAAACTCTGACGGTGCAGCTTCTGGTTATTTCCTTATTCCAAATAACCATTCTATGACATTCCCAACTGGCAAACTTAAATTCCAGCTAAATGATATTTCCGTCTTTGATAAGTTCGGTGCATTATCATATGGAGTTGCAATGTTTGAAAGTGCCGGTATTTTGAGAGAAGTACAGGATGAAATCTTTGCAACACGTATTGTACAAACTGCAGAAGTAGTTACACCCCGAGATCCAGATGAGATTAATAGAGTTGTAATTGATACAACACCTGTTATTTCTCCACCACCATATATTCCACCACCACCTGCACCAGTTGTTCCGGTCGTACCAGAAGCTGCTGCTCCTATTACAGTATCACCGCCTCCTGCACCACCTCCTGTAACAGCAACGCCAACTCTTGGTAATAGCTCAGGAGCGGCTGTTCAACCTTCTTGCTTTATGCCATATACACAAATTATTATGTCAGACTATAGCAAAAAAGCAATTGGAGATATTGAACTCGGAGATGAAGTGCTTGGTGGCGAATGCAAATCATGTGGCAAACGACATGGTAATAAAGTAATACAAATTGAAACGCCAATAGTTGGACCACGAAGTGTATTCGGAATTAATGGTAGACGTCCATTTGTATCTGAAGAACACCCAATGATGACAACTGAAGGTTGGGCATCAATTAATGTAGAAACTCTTAAAACATGGGAGTGGGAAACATACGACGACATTGTAAAAGAAGAACTAAAAGATATTCAAACTCTTACCGATAAACACGTATTGAAAACATTTTCAGGCGAAGAAGCAATTGATAATTTTGTAGAAACAGATTTCCCTGATGATACACTATTATACAACCTTGTACTTGATGGTAACAATACTTACTATGCAGAAGACATTCTCGTACATAACAAATGTTGTAGCGTAGATGCTCCTGGTACATGTGGTAACTCAGGCGGTTCTTGTTTTGTTGCCGGTACAATGATTGAAATGGCTGGTCGAGAAAATTGTAAAATCGAAGATGTAGAAATTGGAGATGAACTTATTGGTTTCGATAATGTAATCAATACTGTTGTAGAATTCGATCATCCAAAACTTGGAGATAGGTCACTCTATGCCTTTAACGGTGGCAAGCCACTTGTTACTGCAGAGCATCCGTTTATGACACCCGGTGGTTGGAAAGCAATTAATCAAGAAGCAACGTTTGAAGAAAACCCTGGCATGAAAGATGCAATGGCTGGTAACCTTGAAGTCGGTGATATGATTTCATTGCATAATGGTGAATGGTTAGAAATTAAATCGATTGATAAACATGCAGCTCCTCCGAGCACACAAGTGTATAACTTTAAACTCGATGGAAATAATACATATGTTGCTAATGGAATGGTTGTTCATAATAAAGGCGGTGGCGGTACTGTAATTTGTACTGCACTTTATGGCCTTGGTTATCTTGATGAAGAGATTTTCTGCCTCGATCAGAAATTTGGTCACATGATACGACAAACAGATCCAGAAGTTATGCGTGGATATCACGCTTGGGGTATACCAGTTGCAGATTATATAAAAGGAAACGGTATAGGCAATAAATTGTTCCTTCATCTTCTTGCAAGACCTCTTGCTGGATCATGGGCAAAACAAATGGCGCACGAGCTAGAACCGGATAAATACAAATCAAATATGTTTGGTAAATTACTAATGAATGTTGGCATACCAATATGTCGAACAATTGGTAAAATAGCAACAACTAAAGTTAAGGAAGTATAAGATGGCACTTGGACGCATTGACCCACTAGCACAAACGTTTTATATTGAAGAGCAATCTGGTGCATACATTACAAAAATTGGAATATTCTTTTCTGCTGTTTCAACAACATCACCTGTTACACTTGAACTAAGAAATGCTGAACAAGGTTCACCAAACTCAATTGAAATTATACCAGATTCAATTGTTACTAAGTCTGCATCTCAAATGACAAGCCAATCATCGGCTGATGCCTCGACAGAAACAATATTTGAATTTGACGAACCAATTTATTTAGAAGGTGATAGGGCATATGCGTTTACAATAAAATCACCTGCTCGAAACGAATACTTTGTTTGGAGTGCAAAATCTGGTGACTTCAATCTTGGAACAACTCAGTCTCGTGTAACAAAGAATCCATCAAAAGGTTCAATGTTTGCCGCACAAGAAGGATTGCTATATGAACCTTCAATTGGCCAAGATTTAAAATTCAACATATATCGTGCCAAGTTTACTGTAGCAACCGCAACAGCAAAATTTAGAACTGCAAATCCACCAAGAGTTAATCTTTTAAACAATCCACTTTACGGATATGGTGATAGCGCTGAAATTATTGTGCGACATAATAAACATGGATTCATTGTAAACGACAGAGTGAATATTAAAGGTCTTGATTCAGATTCAACTTATAATGGAGTAAAAGGTAAAAGTATTCTTGGAACAAGAATTATTACAAATGTAGACGGACTTGGATATACTTTTAATGCTGATAGCGATGTTGATAGTGACTTATCATTTGGTGGATTGGGAATCAATGTAACAAAACAAATTAAGTTTGATACAATACAACTTCAAGCAACTGACTTTAAACCAGGTGCAACTCTTGTTAATTACAAAGCAGATCTTACTACAAGCAAATCATTTGCTGGTAATGAAACGGCATACGCTAGAACACAAAATATTTCTTTGAAAAATAATACAGATAAAAAGCTTGACTTTCCACATGTGATTGCATCTGATTCAAATGAAACAACACATCTTACATCATTCAATGAGTCCGGCATTATTACTGCTACAATGCGTTCACCTGAAGGTCAAACTAAACTTTCACCATATATTGATTTACAAAGAGCTCAGTTAGTATTAACACAAAACTGGATTGATGATCCACACGTTTCATCAGACACACTTCATAATATTCCAATTAACTTTATTGCTGAAACAGATCCGAAAGATGGTTCTGCTCTTGCTAAACATATTCAAAAACCAGTTACTTTGGCACAATCAGCATCTGGTCTTAAAATTCTGTTTGGTGCAAATGTTCCGCCAGAAGCAAATGTTTACACATATTTCAGAACAACATTAGAAGGGTCTGACTCTGATATTTTAAATAAGAATTTTACACTTGCAACATCAGATACTATTCCGCCAAAGAATACAAGTGCAAAAGGATACAATGAATATCGTTATACAATTGGTGGAACCTTTGCAAAAACTATGACTGAATTTAATCAGTATCAAGTTAAACTTGTGATGACTTCTACTAACCAAGCCAAAGTGCCACGTATTACTGATTTACGAACACTTGCATTAGGTGCGGATCAAACGGGTTAATAGATTATGAAGAAATTTATACCCGTTGAGGGGCATGAAAACTTAGTGCGAGACCGAAAGTCTGGCGCTATTTTGAATATAAATAACGATGAACTAAGTAAAGTAAACGCTTTAAAGAAGGTAAAGCGTAGAGAAAAAGAACGATTGACTAATTTAGAAAATGATATGAGTGAGATCAAGCAGTTACTGAATAAGTTAATAGAAAAGAGTTAAAATGGCAAAGAATTTACTTACGGTTACCGACAGAGTTGATAC